AAGGGACTGAAGACTTGACAGGGCCTGGACTTCTTTTATATGATAGAGCCGAAACTGAATTTCGTATTTCAGTAATCAATGAAACTGCTAGTAGTGATTGCGCTGTTTACGTTGAAGAAATTGTACAGGGACATGCAGGACCATGAGTAATGTAAAATTAATTTCAGAATCTATTGTTAATGTAGAGTTTGTTACTGAAGAAAAAGAGAATGGTAAAAAGACCTATAAAATTGAAGGTGTTTTTATGCAGGGCGATATTAAGAACCGTAATGGTCGTATCTACCCTATGGAAATCCTAGAAAATGAAGTTTCAAAGTATAATAAAAAGTTTGTAAATGAAAAGCGGGCGTTTGGTGAACTAGGTCATCCAGATGGTCCCACTGTAAATCTCGAAAGAGTTTCACACATAGTAACATCATTATATCCAGATGGAGCAAATATTATGGGTGAAGCAAGAATATTAGATACACCTATGGGAAAAATTGTTAGAAACCTGATGGATGAGGGTTGTAAATTAGGTGTGTCATCTAGAGGCATGGGAAGCTTGACCGAAAAGAACGGGGCCAAGTATGTGAATAGTGATTTTTATCTTGCAGCAGCAGCCGATATTGTTGCAGACCCTTCCGCTCCAAATGCTTTTGTTCAAGGCATTATGGAAGGAAAGGAGTGGGTTTGGAACAATGGGTCATTAATTGAAGCGCATGTTGCTAAGTTAAAAGAAAAATTTGATGTTAAAGAACGTCATAGGCAATCTAATGTAGAGGCATTGGAATTTGCTAGATTTCTAAAGAAATTATAATTTATAAATATATTTAATAAAAAGGAGACTTCCTATGTCCGAATTAGATCAGACGATTGAGGAACTAGAAGCAGAGGTTATGGCGGAATTAGAAGAAAAAGCGTCATTGCCTGGCGGAGCAGGACTCAAAGCAGAACCAATGAAACAAGATGATGATATTAATGATCCTCTTGACGATGTTAATGATACTGGCGCGGCTCATGTCAAAGCAACTGATGCATTGCCTGATGAAGGCGATAGTAAAAGAGCGGCAAAGTTGCCGGGTGGAGCGGGACTCAGCGCAGAAAAAATGAAAAAACTTATGGACCCAAATGCATCCGTAAATAGCTCAAATAAAGGAACTGGTGTTACACCTCCAGGCCAAGATAAAATGCAAAAAATTCAGAAGATGAAAGAAGAAGATATTTCAAGAGAAGATTTACTAAATCATCTTCAATCCACTATGGAATCTTCCCTTGCTGAAATGGAAGAAATGGATGATGAGGATTTGTTTGGTCTTATTGCTGATCTTGAGGAAGATGAGGCAGTCGAATATTATGATGATGATGAGATGGATGAAGTTGTAGAAATGCATATTCAAAACATCGACATTACTGCTGATGTAGAAGCATTGATGGAAGGTGAAGACCTTTCAGAAGAATTTAAAGAAAAAGCTGCAGTGATCTTTGAGGCTGCGGTTAAGTCTAAAACTCGTGAAGAAGTATCAAGGATTATGGAAGAAGCGCAATATGCTATTGCTGAAGAAGTTGACGAGTACAAAACAACGCTCGCCGAAAAAGTAGATCAATACCTCGACTATGTTGTTGAGGAATGGATGCAGGAAAATGAACTGGCAATCGAAAGAGGCCTAAAAGGTGAGATTGCTGAAGACTTTATTTCTGGTTTGAAACAGCTATTTGAAGATCATTACATTGATGTTCCAGATGAAAGATATGACATTCTGGAAGCACAATCTGATAGAATCTCTGAACTGGAGGGTCAGTTGAATTCAGTTATGGAAAATAATATCCAAATGAATTCGGTTAACTCAGAATTGGTTCGGGAACAAGTCATTCTAGAGGTTTCCTCTGATTTGGCTGACACAGAATTTGAGAAGTTTAAGTCACTTACGGAAGATGTTGATTTTGGCGATGAAGACAGTTTCCGTCACAAGTTGGATACCTTAAAGGAAAGCTATTTCCCTAAGACTAATTATTTGGCAGAAGAGACTTATGAAATTGATTATGAAAATCATGGTAGCGCCGCACAGGACATTGATACGAGTGATGCAATGAGGGCATATTCGTCTGCAATTGGTCGTGTCGAAACTCGTATTAACGGGCGCTAATAAATTTATTAAATCATAAATAGATGTAATAATACATAAAAGGAGAAACAAATGTTTCAAACAGAACATCTACAAGAAAAGTGGTCGCCAGTCCTAGAGCATCCCGATCTACCACAGATTGAGGATTCTTATAAGCGGGCCGTAACCACTGTTATCCTCGAAAACCAAGAATCTGCTCTTAGGGAAGATGCAGCATTCCTTTCGGAATCCGTTCCTACAAGCAACACATCTGGCGTATCAAACTGGGACCCAATTTTGATCTCACTAGTTCGCCGTGCAATGCCAAACCTAATCGCATATGACATTTGCGGTGTTCAGCCAATGACAGGTCCAACTGGACTTATCTTTGCAATGCGGGCCCGCCATGCTTCAATGGATGGTGAAGAAGCATTGGTCGATGAGACAACTGGCGCAGCTGCAAACGGCTTCTCTGGTGACTTCTCGAACCAGAACGCTGCTGGTACAACTTCTGGACCAGGCGACATTGGTGCAAGTGAAAGCAACCCTGCTGCTCTTAATGACAGCCCTTCTGCTGGTACTTACACATTCGCAACTGGTATGACAACAGCACAATCTGAAGCATTGGGTGATAGCGGAACAAACGCTTTTGCCGAGATGTCATTCAGCATTGATAAGTCAACGGTCACAGCAGTTTCCCGTGCTTTGAAAGCAGAGTACTCAATGGAACTTGCTCAAGACCTCAAGGCAATCCACGGTTTGGATGCCGAGACAGAACTTGCTAACATTCTTTCAACAGAAATTCTCGCAGAAATCAACCGTGAGGTTGTTCGTTCTATCTACAACACTGCTGTTAAAGGCGCAGCAATTAATACAACAACTGCTGGTATCTTTGATCTTGACACCGACTCAAATGGTCGTTGGTCAGTTGAAAAGTTCAAGGGTTTGATGTTCCAAATCGAGCGTGACGCAAATGCGATTGGTCAGCAGACTCGTCGTGGCAAGGGTAACATGATGATCTGTTCAGCTGATGTTGCTTCTGCACTTCAGATGGCCGGTGTTCTTGATTACACTCCTGCCCTCAACTCAAACAACCTAAATGTTGACGATACATCTACCACATTTGCTGGTACATTGAATGGTCGCATGAAGGTTTATGTTGATCCTTATTCAGCAAACGTAGCTGCAAGTCAGTACTATGTTGTTGGATATAAAGGTACATCACCATATGACGCTGGTTTCTTCTACTGCCCATACGTTCCACTACAAATGGTTCGTGCGGTTGGTGAAAACAGCTTCCAGCCCAAAATTGGTTTCAAGACCCGTTATGGTATGGCTGCTAACCCATTTGCCCGTGCTGGTGCAGAGGCCGCTAATACAGCTGCCACAATCGCACTCACAGCAAATACAAATGCTTACTATCGTCGGGTTAAAGTTACAAACCTCATGTAAGTTTGTTACAACAAGAAACTTGACTAAAAACTTAGAGGGTGCTTCGGCACCCTCTTTTTTTCTTTATAAATAGTTACAAAGGAAAATGTCATGGCACTAAATCCAGTATCAGGTGTTGATCGTCAACCAGATAAATTAGACTACGCAAGTCCAACTCAATTTCGTTTTGGTATTAATCAATTACCGAAAGTGGAATTTTTTACAACGGCTTGTAATCTTCCTGGCATAAATTTAGGCCAATATGAATATGGAACTCCCTTCAAAAATATTCCAATAGCGGGAGATAAATTAACATATGAACAACTAAACATTACTTTTATTGTAGATGAATTCTTAGAAAATTATAGAACATTGCACGAATGGATGGTAGGAATTGGGTTTCCTAAAAATAGAAAACAATTTAGTGATTTTAGATCAAACAAGTCAACTCAAGTTTCTTCAGTGGATACAGCAACTCCCTCCGTAGATTCAGTTGGTAAAGCTGTTCCAGACGCATCATTTTATTCGGATGCATTTTTAATAATATTATCAAATAAAAATAATCCTATAGTTACAATCGATTTTCAAAATTGCTTTCCTGTAAGCTTGAGTTCGTTACAATATGATCAAAGTGCCACTGATGTTAATAATTTAATTGCAACTGCTACGTTTTCATATCAAATATACGAATTTTTAGATTGCTAATACAATAATGGAGAATAAATGGATAAGTTAAGTGAGTTACAGGCGGAAGCCAAAGAAGACCTTATTATTTTAGATGATGAAGACCTACACCAACAATCCTATAAAAATCAAATCATCAAACCAAAATGGTTGGATTATAAATCCAAGTATAAACTTATGATGTTTCAGTGTAAATCTGAACACAAAAGATTATATCGGGAAAAATGGGAGTATTATGGCGGCAAGTCAGATGCAAAAGTTTATGCTGCAAAACCTTTTGACCTCAAGGTTTTGAAGACTGACCTCGGTGTTTACATAAATTCTGATGAAGAAATTATGGATATTGAGAAGAAAATTGTATACTATGAAACAGTAATAGAGTTTATAGATGGTGTGATAAAGTCTATAGATAGTAGAGGATGGGACATTCGTAACGCCCAAGATTGGAAGAAGTTTATTGCCGGAGGTTTTTGATGAGGGAGTGGATTGGTTATTATGAAAATG